AACGGTCGGGGCAATGACGTGCCTCAAAGCCTGCCGCCGCTTTCACGCTGGGGGCACTGGCGTGCTTCAGCGATCCAGCCGGGCCGCCCGGCTTTCCACCTGAGTTTTCGCCAGGTGGCAGACATGGTTGATGGCCCGCAGGTTGCTCATGCTGTCCGTGCCGCCATGGGCCAGGGCGAGGATATGGTCCACCTCGTCAGCTGGCCTGATACGACCCAGTCGGGTGCACTCATCGCAGCAGCACAGGTACTTGTCACGCTTCAGCACCTGCTCTCGGAGCCTGCGCCACGGTCGACCACCGCGGCCTGAGCCTTGGCGCGTTCCCCATGGCTTGGCCAAATGTGCATGCTCGTCACAGTACTTCGGGTTCCGGCTCAGCACCTGGCAGCCCGAGGCTGCGCACGGCTTCATCGTTCGGGGTGGCATGCTTCACATCCTCGGTAGGTAGCTCTGGCGATATGAGCCTTTTCAATCGGCGATACGCCAACTTGGCGGCCTTGTTCATGTGCTGGCGTTGGAGCGTACAACCGCTACAGGCCATCTCGCACCTCTTAGCGTTTGTACCAGGTCAGTTGATAGCACCGCGCATCAGGGGGCACCTCGGCAATGGGCCATCGCAGGCATTCCATGTGCTTGCGCTCAGGCCGAGCGCGGCTCACCCGCAGCGTCTGCACCAAGTACGCCGAACCGGCGGCCGTGGTGATGAAGTCACCGACCGCGATGCCATCGGCACCGTCCACGTATAACTTGCAGGGTGTATAAGGCTGACGAGATCTGCCCACGCAAACCTCCAGCTATTTGCTCCGACTGCGCTTGATCTGCGCGTCGACCTGATCAGCGCAGGTATCGAGCAGGTTGATGGCTCGATCCTTCAGCGCCCAAAGGTCGCCGTTCAGCGCCAGGTTGTCATCGCTATCGCTGACCCGCTCGCACGGCACCATCACCGGCGCTTCCAGCCTTACCGCTGATGTCTTTACCACCGCCGGCTGCGGGCTTGCCGCGCAGGCCGTCAGGCAAAGGCTGATCAGCCCACTTACGAACAGCCGGGCTCTTACGCTTGAGGTCTTCAAAGTCCTTCCTCGCTTGGCGGGCCTTGTCTTCGCTGGCCTTGAGGCGCTGCTGCAGATCGGCCAGGTAGTTGGCGTTGCGCTTGGCTTCGGCCTGGAGCGTGGTGATGGTCTTCAGGCTTTCGGTGTTGGCTTCGGTTGCATCCTTGGCCGCCCGTGCCTGCACCGTCACCTGACCTTCCAGCGCGATCACGCGGTACTGCTGGATGCCGATGAGCAGTGCAGCCACCAAAGCGATGATCAGTGCAGCGGCAATGTTTTTGAGCATGCTCATACGCTGTCCGCCTTGCGTCCGAGGAACCGAATGATCAGTTCGCGTATGGCGGTTACGCCGATGAACCCGATGGTGCCGCCGGCGGCGACAGACAGGCTCGACGGCCAGGCCATCCATTCGATAACGCTGCTGGCAGAAAGGCTCAACGCACCGCAGATCAGCGCTTCGAGCACAACGCGCCACTTGTTGGCTTCTTTACCTTCATACAGCACGCGTAATAACGAAATGGTTGCGGCCATGATCGCTCCTTGCCAGAGCGGATTCGACAGGACGAGCCAGACCTGCGCCCAGAAGTCAGGTGATTTTTCAGGCATTTTCGTCGTAGTCCGACATCCACCCTTTCGGGATCGGAAATGAATCGGCCCCGCAGCACTCCCTGCTCGGAGCGATGGGTGCGGCGGGGCTGAAAACGAAAAAGCCCCGCACGATGGCGGGGCTCAATTAATTTTGGTTCTATTATTCCAGCTTCAGCTCAAAATCAGACAACTGCTCACGAATCTCATAAGGCTTTCCTAAGAACAAATTTTCCAGGCTCTGCGGCCCGGTGGCAGACACCGAGAAGTTTCCATTGCTGGCCGAGGACCGCGTCAGCTCTATGTAGAAATCTCTGGAAAGATAGATGCGCACGACCTTCTTAGGGTACTGAAGACCCTCTGCTTCATAGATCGCCGAACTGATAAATGCCGCGTTCATCAAGACCTCTGGTGCATAAAGCACAAAACCCAACTCGGAGATGGGCTTTGCTCGCGGAAACACCGCAAAGTAATGTGAAATGTATAGAGCCGGACCGGGGTCGTCAACAAATTATTTAGACAATTCGCAGTCTTCGAACATCGGTGTTTTCACTACGTCGCCCTTCCCTATGCACACCACGGAAACCTGCGCACCTTTCTTGAGAGTCGCAAGTGAGGACATGTCGGATTTATCGAATTTGAACTGCGGCCCCGTGAACTGATTTGTACCAGCGAGCACTAGGTAAGGCTTTCCAAGAAAATCAGTATTGATATCGGTGATGCGACCGCTCACCTTGACCCGCTTACCCTTGTACTGCATATCAGCCGCAACAGTGTTGTCATCGTAATCTTGAGCAACTTTAGCTGATGTGTAGGCCTTCATCGGTTCCGACTGAACTTGCTGTTTCGGCGGAGCATTAGAGGAGCTGGATTGAGCCGCTGCTTTCTCTTTGTAGTTGTCATAGCTGGTCTTCGACGCCGACCCCATGCCAATCAAGGAAACCAGACACAACGCCATCCAGGTGAAGCCGACGATGCGTGACAGGACGGAATGCCCTTTTCTCAGCAGCATCCAGCCAAAAAGCAAAGGGAAAAACAGAATTCCAAGCCCGAGAAGAAATCCAACTTGCCGCTTTTGATGGGCCGCTACTGCTACTGCTTCGGTCATTTCGCTCTCCATGGCGATCAAATGAGGCGGTATTTTGAACGCGCCTCTATCAAATTGCCACCATCACCGAAAGCGTTAAGCAGCTTCCCGACGAACCTCCAGAGCTCCATCTATCCACGCAATGCCGGACTTCCAGAGCTGACGGGTCTTCTCCTCACCAAACCCCAGTTTTTTCCCTACCACCATCAGCGAGGTGTCGCGTGAGGTGTAGTACTTAATGATGACATTGCCGGCCTCTTCGTAGCGGTTGCGCAGGCGGCCCACCAAACGATCCATCAGCAGAGCCTGATCATCGGTGATCATCGGAGTCGCAATGTCGTTCTCACGAGATGCACAGCAGGAAACGCCGGAGCCTAACACTACCCAACGGCCCCAATTCTCAAGCAAATCTTCAACAGTTCGATCATTCATGTTCATGGCTCAGTCCCCTGTGTAGTTCGTGCCGCCGGCGCCCCGGCGATTGTTCTGTGTGTACTGAGCGGCCGGGCCATTCATCGGCACCGACCGCTTCAACTGTTCGATCTGCTCTCCGGCGGCCTGTAAGCGGAGGCTGAGCTGCGTCACCAGTACATCTTGCGGTAGTGCCTCGCCGGTCTCTCCCGAAACCCAGCCGGACGCCTTGCACTGCTCACACGGCAGGTCATGAAAAACGCCCTGCACCACAGCGCGACCACGGCAGGCCGAGCACCTGGCGAGCTCGATACGAGCAGCGCAGAAAGCAGGCCCATGGATCTTTTTCATGCTTTTGAAACCTCGCCATTCACAATTTCCGAAAGTGCCTCACAGCCCACGTCATTCGTGGCTTCAAGCGGTTTATCCGATTCTTCGTATTGGGCGTCTGTCAGGTTGTGAATCGCCCGAAAGCCGCGTTCATCTAACCAGCCATGCCATTTTTCCAAGGCCAGCAGGCGTTGCGCCCGGGCCTGCGTGTTGATGTAGGTGGAGGCGATCTTGCCCAGGGAATGGTTCAGCAGCATCTCGCCGATGTGCCCGTCGATGCCCAGGTCGGTCCACGCGGTGCGCGCCACCTTTCGCAGGTCGTGGCTGGTCCACTCGCCCTTCCCGATCCGGGTGAATATGGCACTGGCCTGGCCTTCGCTGAGGGCCCGCCCACGGCGCGATGGGAACAGGTAGGTGCCGTCGTAGCCCTGGGCGATCTGGATCGCGCGGTAGCGCGCCAGCAGCGCCTGAGCCTGTGCGGTCAGCGGCAGGCGATGCTCGGTGCGGGTCTTCGTATTCTGCGCAGGGATGAACCATTCCCCGTCGGCCAGGCTGATATCCGGCCAGCGGGCCAGCCGCGTTTCGCCGACGCGGGTACCGTGACACAGCATCATCAGCGCAAGCATGGCCTCGGCCGGTTCGGTATCGAACAGCTCTGCCAGCATGGGCACCACGGTTGCCAAGTGCACACCGCGCAGACGAGCCGCCTTGGGCACGATGCGCGCCTTGGTGAAGTCGACGAACTTGAGGCCCGCCACCGGGTTCGATTCGATCATGCCCAGCTTGTGCGCCTGGCGGAACGCGAGCACCAACAGGGTGAACAGTTGATGGACGTAGGACAGCGAAAGGTCTTCCTGAGCGGGCCACATGAGACGCTTGTCCAGCACCGGCGCCGTCACCTCGCGCACGGGAACGTCTTCCAAACGCGGCTTGAGGTGGCAGGCAATGGCCGACTTTGCACCGGCCTTGCGCTTGTCTGAAAGGGAGCGATCGCGGCTCATGCGGTCGCCGTACCAGTCGAGCAGCTGACCGACCGTGGCCAGGCCGCCCAGGGCAACGACCGCGGCAGGGTCGCGGAGCAGGCGCTGACGCAGGGCTGGCAGCTCGGCCAGCACCGCAGCGGCGCCGAGGTCGGGGTAGCGCGCTATCTGGTTCCACGTCTTGCCCTTGACCAGGTACCACGACCCGCGCTGCCGATCCTGACCGAAGCGCAGGTACAGGCCAGGGTGCCGGGGGTCGCGCAAGTCCCGCACCGAGAGGTCGGAGGCCTGGCGGCGGATCTCGGCATCGGAAAGTTTCACCGCGCGGGTCTTGCTCATGCTGCAGCCCTCGTCGGTGGCAGCATCAGGTAGGCCCGCAGCTGCTCCATGGCATCGAAGTGCCCACGGCACACGATCGCCAGATAGCCCTGTTCGGTCAGCGCATGGATGTAGGCATCCTGGCTGGGCGATACAGCGGCATCAAAAGGCGGCGTGGCCTTGAACTCGATGTAGAGACCGAAGTAGCCACCACGGGCCATCGGCAAGACAAGGTCTGGAATGCCTGCCTTGACGCCCTGCTCTTTCAGCTTGACCGCCACTGCCTTGTGCCGATGGCCGCCGTTGGGCACGTGATAGATCAGCTTCGCGGCAGCCGGGTGACGTAAGGCAACTTCGCGCAGCAGAGCAGCCTGCTCGAGGCCTTCACGATCAACATACGGTGCACGCGCCGCTCGCGGCTTGATGACTTTCGGAGCGAATGGCTTCATCACAGGCGGTCGCTCCATTTACAGGCTCTTAAGCAGGGACTGGAGCTGCTTGAGCTTGCCCAGCGCCTCAGCGTTGCCCTCACGCTCGACTTCCACTGACAAGGCAACCTCTTCGATCCGCCCGGCCAAACGCTTCATGCGCGCCGAGATATCGTCCGAAAGCGCGACGACCTCAGCAGACAGGCTGGCCAGCGCATCAAGAGCCTGAACTTCCGGCTTTTTGATGGCGACGACGGTTTCTTTGGCCGGTACGGGCATGGCGATTTCCTTGACTGTTTTTTGTGAGAAAGCGTCGCGCTGAAACTTGCCGCCCGTGGGCTCACGGATGATCCCGGCGTCTTTCATTTCGTTGAGAGCACGGCGCACAGCGTGGACGGCGACAGAGGTGGCATTCGCCGCAAGAGCAGCGATCTGGATATCGTGGGCACTCCAGCTTTCCTGAATTGGCACATGCGGGAATACCTTGCGGGCTGTCGAGGATTGGCCAGCCAGAAGCTGGACTACTCGCGATTCGGACATAGCCATCAGGCCACCTTCCCTTCACGAATCAGGATGTCCTGGGTACGCATGACGCCCTCGGCGTGAAGCTGGCGAGCCACAAGCCGATCATCAGCGCGACGGCTACCGCGACGGCCGTCGACGTAGTCGTGGCAGGCCGAGCAAGCCCAGGCGCCTTGGAAGTCGTTCGGCTTGCAGCCCATGCCGCTGGTACCGGCCAGGCGGTAGTGCGCCAGCACGGTGGTTTCAGGGTTGCCGTTACACACGCCGGGCACACGCACCTGGCAGTCACGGCCGCGGGCGGCCTTGGTCAATTTGGTCTGGCGGATGCTCATGGGCGTGCTCCCGATACTTTCGAACGAAGGTTTGCCAGGGCAGCACGGGCCACCTCTGGGTTGCGCGGCGCGGCCGGCGCGGCGAGCTCCGCCACCGGGACAGCACCCAGTTGCTCGCCTTTCCAGATCTTCCGGCACTGCTCCAGGTAGTGCTTTTCGAACGAGGCCATGCCCAGTTCGCGCGTGAGCAGCGGCAGGCTATGGAAACCGGCGGCGGCCGTGGCGTGGTAGACGGCCGGGTGCATCCACTTGGCATCGGCGCGCACGGCTGGATGGCAGTTGCGTAGGCCTTGGGCATAGGCCTTCTCGACACTAGGCAGACCCAGACCTTCAGGCGCAAAACACCAGCTCACGAACTCGCCGGGGGTGGGCACGAACGCCCGCTTGCTTGCGCTCACGACGCGCATTCCGTGGTCGATCTGCTCCATGCGGTTGATGCCCGCGCGCATGAACTCAGCCAGCCATTCCAGTTTGGAAGCGTTCATCACAGCCTCAGTCGGCCACGATTGGCGCCAGGCGCCGCACGCGCCGCGCAGGCGCAGAAACAGATCGTCGATTACTCGCTGGGTGGCTGGGTCCACTGCGACGGCGCCGGGCTCAGCAGGTGCCTGGTACGCTGGGTCGGTACAGCGAGTCGCGATGAGTTCGCGGACGTTGGTTGGCTTATTCACAGGCGAACCCCCTTGGCTGCCCAGTCGGTTGATCCTTCCTCGGTGCCTGCGCTCTCGGTGGCCTGCCGCTTGATCCACTTGGCCAGGCGGTGATGCCAGCCGGCATCGGTATCGCAGATATCAGGTTTGGCGATGTGGAAGCCCATGAACGAGCCGAAGGTTTCGCGAGTCAGCGGCATGGTGATACCCATGATCTTGATCTGAGCTTTCAAGGCGGCGTCGTTGAAAGTCCAGTCGGCGAACATTGCGAAGCGACGACGGCCTTCGGCAGATCCATCCAGCGCTGCAGCGGCGGCCATGTCCTGCTCAGCGATGACATCCGAAATCTTGTGCGGCTGCTGCTGTTCGGTTGATTGATGGTTAAGTGATGTATTGGGTGCAATGGCTGCACCCCGTTCCGTCGTAGGTTGCACCCCGTTCTGTTGCTGGCTGCACCCCGTTCCCTCTTCACGGGGTGCATCTGCTGCACCCCGCTTGAGCATCAAGTCATAGACCACCGGGCGGCGGTCATGGCGATCGATGTACACGGCGGCCAGGGCCTGGTTGCCACGAACGATGAGGCCTTGGACCTCGAGCAGATCGAGCTTCGAACGCACGGTGCGCTCGGACAGGCCAGTGTCTTCGGTCAAGGTCTTGGCCGATGGGAAAGCACCACGGCCGTCGGCGGCGGCATAGTTGGCCAGGCACAGCAGCACATGGCGCGCGCTCGAGTCTTTGCCGAGGTCGCGGCGGGACAGTGCCCAGGACATTGCTTGAACGCTCACAGCGAGGCTCCAATATTCTTCTCGGCCAAGCACGCGAGGCCTTTCGGGGTGATGAGGGGTTGGTAGGCAGCACGGTCGGCACCGGTCTCGACGTCAGGCTTGAGCTGGGTGACCTTATGCACCATGTACCCGGCGGTGATGCGGGGCTGATAAGCGATCCAGCGAGTTGAGCTGCCGCGATGGAAGATCCAGCGGTTAGCCTGAAGCCAGGAGAACAGCTTCGAAGGGGTGATCTGCAGCTGCTTTGCGGCATCGGAGATGCATATGGCGCCGCCGGCAGCAGCCAGGCGCTTGATCGCGGCTACCTTCGGAGCTTGCAACTGGATCACGCCGAGCAGGCGTTCGTTCTCTTCGACCTTGTCGGCGGCCAAACGCAATGCCTCGACGTAGGTCGCAGGAATCGCCTGAGCCTGAGTCTCGAGCTCGCGCCAGCGGCGGATCACCTTCATACGCAGCTCGGCGCTGTAACCGGTCAGCAGGCAATCGGTATGCTCGCGGTCGAGCAGATACTCGGTCTGATTGCGGTTTTGTGCGTCCAGGTAGATGCGCTCAAAACTGAGCGCATCTTTTTTCAGATCGACGAGCATGATGGTGATGTCGCGCTTGACGTTCTTGTGAAGCTTCCCGGTGAGATCGGCAATCTCGCGCGATGACATGACATGACGAGTCATGTTTTGGTGGTTCTGAGCCGATGACGAATCATCGAGAGTATTGCGGGGGGTGATCTGGGTGTGCATAATCAACCTCAGTTCCGATGTTGTTTAAGAAGCCGCCCTGCCAGGCGGTTTTTTTTCGTCTGCGTTTTTTTACTGGTTAAATCAACAGCCCTGCTCGGTAACTACTTTCAAACCCGTGGAGACCGGATAATTATTCCAATCTCGATCAGGACGCCTTTCTCAGGGCCTGATGGGCTGGGAATGGCTTCATCTCGTGAGCCGCGTAGCTGCCGTCATCCAGCTGAGTGACATAAACGTCACGCTCAGCCTTCAGTGCCTTACTGATTCCGCCCTGCGACATACGCAAAGCAGCCGCAGCCTTGATTTGGCCGATGCTCGCGACGAACTCGGTTAGCGGGATGCCTCGCATATGCAGTCTCCTTCGTTATGCATGGCAAAGTATTACCTGCGGTCTTTAAAAAGTCAATATCGGCGGTCTTAGAATGGAATTACCGGACGTAATACAGTTGCCTGATGAATAAACCAGCCAAAAAACGAAACCTTTCGGAAGAGGAATTGCGCGAATGCGCAGCCTTGAATGCCCTGTACAAGGCAAAAAAGAAGGAGCTCGGCCTTAGCCAAGAAAAGATCGCTATCGAGGGCCTCAAGGCAAATAGCCAAAGCGCCGCCAGCCATTACCTGACGGGTAGGAATGCTTTAAACGTTGAAGCTGCATCGGTATTTGCTCGGTACCTTCAAGAGCCTGTCTCATCGTTCAGCCCGCGGCTTGCAAAGCAGATCGAGCAAATGTCCTATAGCGGTCACGCCAATGTCTCGATGATCGAGCAGCCAAACATGATGTTCCGGTACCCGGTCATATCCTGGGTTGCGGCTGGTGCGTGGTCCGAGGCGGTTGAGCCCTTCCCTCCTGGCTTCTCCGATCGGTATGAAATGTCGGAGTACGATTCCAAAGGCCCAGCCTTCTGGCTCGAGGTGAAAGGCGACTCGATGACCTCCATTAACGGACAGAGCGTTCCAGAAGGGACGTTCATCCTGGTGGACACAGAAGCCGACGTGCAGTCGGGTAAGCTGGTAATCGCCAAGCTGGCCGATAGCAACGAGGCAACGTTCAAGAAGCTGGTCGAGGATGGTGGGCGCCGGTTCCTGAAACCGCTGAACCCGGCCTACCCTATCGAGATGTGCGCGGACGGCTGCCGAATCGTAGGCGTGGTTGTGCGAGCGCTGATGAAGCTCTAGCATCAAAAAAAGCCTGACCAATCTGGGTGCGCGACACATGGAAGATCCTATACGCAGGGAGATTGACTTTGCCTCTACCACCGCTTGATCCGCGGGGACTTTTGCCTGGAGGAGTTCACACGGGCACCCTGCGCGAAATTGAAAATAGGTTTTTGTTCAATCAGCACCGTCATGATCTCTACACCCAGGTCAGGATTTTCGTTGATAGCGAGCTAAGAGCGCGCGCCTCGGGTCTCCAGCTTGTCTTGGGCGGAAGCTTCTTTTCAGACAAGGAGCACCCCGCAGACATCGAGGCCACCATATACTTGCCTTCACCTATGGTGATTGCGTATACACCACTGATGTCGCTGGCCAATCAGAGGGAGAACCAACGGATCAAGCTATCCTATAGGGCAGATTTTTATGTGAGTCTGATGGTTGCTGGCTGCAACGATCTAGGCATGTTTTTTCAGTATGTCGGCCCCAAGACTGCACACGACAAAGGTCTGCATGAAAAGGATGCTCGCGGCGTAATCGAGGTGGAAGCATGGGAACGTGGGTAGAGCAGGTACATAAACGAGCGACGGTTTTCCAAGACCAGATTGTGGCCGTCCGGCATACCGAGATTTCCGCCGGGGTTGAGCTTGGCGAGACCATAGCCTTTCTTCAGCAGAGACTCAGAGATCTGTATGAGGAGGAAATGCCTCTCGCGAAAATCTATGACACTTCGGACCTAGTCTTCCATGCAGAAGGGCCGTCCACGGCTACCTCTACTCCAGGCCTGCATGCATTCAACTGGCTTTGTGGTTCAGCTGAGAAGCAGCTAAAAGCGCTTGCCAGGAATATATTCGAGCTATCCGACAGAGATGCCAAGAAGCTTTCAAGCAAGCTTGATTTGAGGTTCACTGGCTTCGCTCCTGGTAGCATTTATGCCGGCTTCACGCTTTCTGAAATTCCTGCGCCAATGGGCCTCGACGCTCCGGAACAAGTGTTTTCCTCACTGAAAATGGCTATCCGGCAGTTACCTGCTATCCCTGAGTTCATTGAGGATGAACGGATAAGCGGCGGTATTAGAGAGCTGATACCGGACCCTGCTATGCGTGACGCTAGTCTTGAAGCAGTTTTTAAGCTTTCGCCCTCCGGACGAGCTGGCATTCACTCTCTGGATATCTCCTCGCCAGACGCACGAATCAGCTCCCTAACAAACCGAGAGAGAGTGGTCTTAAGGGACGCACTGATGAAGCCAGTAATGCTGACGAAGAAGTCAGGAAGCTTCGTAGGTGAAGTGCGAGAAGTAGATTTGGACTCAGGCAGGTTCCATCTGCGTAACGTGCAGGGTATCGGCACAGTCAGGTGTGTGATGCCTTTGACCAGTGAGGAAGGACAAAAACTTCTTGGATCCTCGGTGAGGATAACCGGTGAGTACGAGTGCGATTCGTCAGGTAGGCCTCGGTTAATGTTTGTATCTACAATAGCCAAGGCCCAGTCGATGGATACACAGGTGCGTATGGACTTCACCTGAGATAGGCCTTTACTCAATAGCCCGCCGCTGAGCGGGCTTTTTTGTGCCTATCAGATTCGTCCTCCACCGAGCTTGCCATTTTCCCACAGTCTCAATACTGTATGTATATACAGCAGTAGAAATGGAGGTTCACAATGCTTCATCAGCCGGATTTCACCCAGACCAAGCCGCGCACCTACGAGCAGATCGGCCACCGCGTGCAGAGGATCATCAATGATCCAAATGTCCAGAAGCGTCAGTTCGTTGTGGTGTCCAGGTTACCAAACGAGCCCCGTGCAGATTGGCGTCGGCTCCTGAACGAGATATCAGAAACCGTGGGCATCAAGGTCGACGAGGCCGATGGAGACGAAGCCCGGATAGGCTGGCGTGAATATTGCGAAGCCTAAGATAAGCCCGCCGCGCGCGGGCTTTTTATTACCTATTGAAGTTTTTATTACCTGCGGTCTTGACTCTTTTTATTATCGCTAGTAATGTTTACTCACCGAGACGCCACAGCGGCTCGGGACACGACTGGTGAAGCCGCCAGTTAGCACGGGGCCAGCGAATTGGCCTCCCAGCCCCGCGAGGGATCGACTGGCACCAAGTTCTTTAAGAGAGACGGATTTCACTGGCTGGCCTTGGCGACAGGGCCAGACGGGAAATTAACCGCCCGGAGGGCACTGCAATGTTCAACATGGCAACCATGGCGGCTGACGAATGCCGCGAAGACGCTGAAGAGCGCGCCTACTACCGCTGGATCGATAAGGCATCCCAAGTGCTCGGCCAGCACGTCGCGCTGGGTTCGCACGAAGAAAGCGATTTGCATGACCTCTACGCCGATGGCTGCACCCCGGCCGAGGCTGCAGCTGAGCTACTGGCCCAGGCGGAGCTGGCTCGAGCTGCTTGACCGAACGATTTACTGAAGCGCCTGGGCGACCGGGCGTTTTGGAAATACGACGGAGAACAGCATGAACAAAGTACTTCGCATAAACCTGCACGGAGAGCTGCAGGTGCTTATCGACGCCGACCTGGCCGTCTGCATCCGCGAGGCGAACCGGCTCAACGCAGAGCGCGGCTATACCAATGGCGTGCACGTAGTTGAGATGGAAGACGGGCAGCGAATGACCGCGGCGGACTGCAAAGCGGCAGCCTGACGATTTCACTGGCTGGCCTTGGCGACAGGGCCAGACGGGAAATCACCCCCAACCTGAGGTATCAGTATGTTCGGCAAACTGTTTGGCAAGAAAGGTCGTGAGGCGCGCGCAGCAGTGGGCGTCATCCAAAATCGTGATCTGATGCAGGCGATCGTCTACGGCGCGTTTTACGTGGCTGCCGCCGACGGAGACGTCAGTGAAGACGAGCTCAAGAAAACCGAGAAGCTGATCGCCAACACGCCCCAGCTCAAGGGGTTCGGCCCTGAACTGTCCAACACCATGGACCGTGCCGAGAAAGACTTTCATGACGGTGGCCATCGCATCCTGCGCATGAATGCAGAGAAGGAACTGAAGGACCTGGCGCACTCGCCTGAAGAGGCGCAGGTGGTGCTCAACGTGATGCTGACCATCGCCGAGGCCAATGGCGATATCGACGACAAGGAAATGGCGGTGCTGGAGAAATCGGCAAAGCTCATGGGTCTGTCGCTGAAAGACTACCTGTAATTGGCCTGGATCAGGCAGATAGGTAGCCGCCTGCGTGCGGCCCTCATCATTGCGCTGCTGTTGGGCATTGTGTTGATCGACTCCGTTTCGCGGGTGATCAGCATGTGCGCCGACGGCTTTATTGCGGTAATGATCTTCTTGTTGATCTGGCCGCTGATCAAAAAACGTTGAGCATCACTTCTGCGCATTCAGCGAGTGCGCAGCGGGATGCGGACAATTCTGCACCCCGCAACGCGGCCCCTGCATCAACCCACCCACAATCCATAGGACCGCATCAGCAGATGCCAGGCCACCATTCACGGTGGGTCTGGTCGCCCGCGCCTGGCATCTGACTAATGCGGTTGCACTACCGAGGACGCCAGCATGGCCAAGCGAGTGGAGCAACAGCCGCGCCGCGGTTCAAGCCACGCCTGGCCACGGTCTGCTGTTCGGTATTGTTTCAGCTTGGCCCACGGCCATATCGCGGCCGCAAGGCGGTTCAGGGATCGGCGTAACCACAAGTACGCGGAGATGTCGCTGGCTGATGCCGCACACGCTCACGAACTGGCGCGCCAGCTGATTCGTAGCATCCGCTCATAACACCACTTCCCACTCAACATATCGCCGCGGCGTGCACCGCCCAGGCCCAGTCACATCAGAGGCATCAGCATGGACACCATCATCAGCGGCGAATGGAAAGGCCACCTCGGGCGCGGCCTGGCGCCGAAAGAACTGCAGTACTGCATGTCAGTCGCCGCCGGCATGACAGCCAAGGAGATTGCCAAGGTGTTCGGCATTTCGCCGGGCACCGTGAAGAAGCGGCTGGACGTGGCCATGTTCAAGCTCGGTGTGCACCGCCGGGCCGCGCTGGTGGCCGAGGCCATGAAGCGTCAGATCATTTCGCCGGTGTGCATCCTGCTCGCCGCGCTCATCACCATGCACGCGGTGGCTGATGACCATTCAATGCGCCGCAACCGCCGCGCGCCGGAGCGGCGTACCGCCGAGGTGCGTGTGATGCGCAAGGCCGAGGTCTTCGAATACTGCGCTTGACGGGTGCCGCTGCCATGCCAGCGGCGTACTGATGGAGGGTTGAGCCATGAAGCCATAGACCAGCGCCCGCCCAGGGCAGCACGCACCGCTCTCGTAGGGTGGTACCACTTGAGCACAAAGCCCGGCATGTCCGGGCTTTTCTTTGGCCGTCGATATGAGCCAGCACCCTGCCCCAGGGTCCTGACCAATGCCTTCAGACAAGGAGAAAGACATGCACCCACGTATCCAGGAGCGCAACGAAGGCCTTCAGGCCCTGCGCGCCCGCATGAACCTCGCTACCCACCAGATGTACGCCCTGATCGGGCAGGAGGCGCCCGTGCAGAAAATCCGCTACCAGGTGGTCACCAAAGGCGAAAAGGCCTACCACATCGTTGAGCTGGCCACCGGCCGGGTTCGGGGTTTCCGCTTCGCCTACAAGGCCGCGGTTAACTTCGCCCAGGAACTGGAGGCACGCGCCGACGCCAAGGCGGCCATGGCGGGTGTGCAGTGATCGGGCCGCAGCAGGATCCTCGGCAGATCAGCATCGAGCGACTTTCGAGCCAGATCGACCAGTTCTTCGCGGCCGGCAAGGCTGTTGAGGTAGTGCCCACCGGTGTATCGGGCGAACTCATAGGCGGCAAGTCTATGGCCACCCACCATGCCAAGCTGCGCACCGAGCGCGACAAAGACGCACCGACCCTGCGCTACCTGGCCGAGCAGGGTTACAGCGTGAGGGAGGCAGCAGAAGCCATGCGCACCTGCGACAAACGCATCAGGCTGATGGCTCGCGAGAACGGTATCGCGATCGGGCATCGGCTTTGAAAAGAACGATCAACCGCCGCGTGCACCAGCGCCGCCGGCACGCCTGGCTCGCTCTACCAGCATCAGGCATCAAGAAAGGGGGCACCGATGGCGAAGTCAGCCGCACAGGCTTCGAAGGAATACCGCGAGCGCCAAAAGGAGAAGTCCGAGGCGCTGGGCGTGAAGCAGATCAGCATTGACGTGGCAGCCGGTGTCGAGGCTCGCCTGGCGCAGCTGATGGTAGACCACGGATTCGAGCAGTTCGAAGAGCTGTTCCAGACCTTGGCCCTGAACCTGTCGACCGCGCCGGCTGACCTGGTCGCATCCATGCTCATACGTCCTGACGCGTCATCGTTTCAGATCAAACCAAAACACGCGCGTCAGCTTCGCGAGTTTGCAGAATCCGGAGGCATCGATGCCCGCCAGTAAAAAGCCCAGCAAGCCCCAGCTCGAAACCCTCGAGCACATCCGCCAGTACGTTGCAAAGCACGGTTACTCGCCTACCCTGGCTGACCTTGCCGAACTCGCCAGCGTGCGCCAGAACTGCATTGCCGAGCGCCTGGGTGCGCTGGTTAAGTTCAAGCTGATCACCAAGACACCAAGCATCGCGCGCAGCATACGTCCGGTAGAGCATGCTGATGATTCAGCAAGATCCGGGGGACGAATTCTCGCACCCAGGATTCTTGGCGAATAACCTACATTCGAATGGCTTGTAAGATTTTGCCGAGCCTCGCTTCGTGCGCTGGGTTGGCATCGCACATTTTAGTGAACTCTTCCACGGAGGATGACAGGGATCGATAGAAGCAAGCAGCGATATCCTCGATTGAAACCATTATGTGCTTCCCACCATCCACCTCTTTAGCTGCCGCGGAAAGTGCCTTACCGATTGCGCTTTTCGAGTCGCCGGAAAAATATTGGACTTGGCGCGCTGTTTTAATCCGACTGCTATCGAACTCACTTGTGAATGTGTGGAGCACTCCACACCTAGCGCCCCATAAGTCCGAATCGTTGACGTCAAGTTCGGCGTTTGCGTGTGGAAGGAAGCACCTTATGGCCCAGGCTTTGAACGTTGCCCCCGTAGCAGTCTCCTGCTCGACTGGGGCGAGCAAGAGCCCCAGAGCATCCATTGTGGAGTACATCACGATTAACGCCTGCCCGAGGTAACCGTTATCTAGCAGAATCTTAAAGGAGCCTGAGCTCGACTCAATGTATTTGGAAAGCTGAAGCTGGCGATCTGAGAAATTACTACGGTCCACATTGTCCTCCTTGATCCGGCCTCATGCCGGCCACCATCTATACCCCAAACCCACCCCTATTTGCCACTCACCGAAATCGCACCGGTAGGATTTACTCAGTGCGAATTTTGATGCTGGGCTCCGAAACGCCGCCCGAATTGTCGAGGGCTGAATCCCCTGGGTTCAAGCATTTGAACTGAACCTCGGCGTTGGCATAGCGGCCGTACCCTGAATCCCGTGACGCATCCTTGAGAGGCTTCATGTCTTTGCCTTTGGACTGGCAAAAGCTGTAAGCCTGCTGATACAGCTCACCTTTCACCGCAGCGCCGCCAAAGGTCGTGAAGCTCCCATCCTTTGCAATCATATAGGTGTCGCTACCCATTGGAACAACACTGGGGCTCGCACAGCCAGCTGTCAGTACCATAGCGGTGACTACCAATAGATTTCGCATATTCCGCATTCCTTGCCTAAGTCAAAAAGACGAGCGGCACTTTGCCATAAACTACACCCCCCCTGCCACTCACCGAGATATCGGAGGGCGGCGCCTGCAATGGAGATACACCATGGCCTTCCTTGCCCGAGTAAATCCCCGGTACTTCGCCGCCATTCATCAGTGCGCCGCGAAAGGCGATGGTCGCTACTACCTCAACGCAGTGCACATCGAGCGGCACGCCGCCGGCGGTGTAGTGATTGTTGCCACCAATGGTCACTTCATGGGTGCCATTCATGACCCAGAGGGCTGGATCCACCCCGACCAAAAGTCGGTCCTGATCGGTACCGTTTCGAAGCGCTTGCTGTCCGCGTGCTTGGCGCGCAAAGGTAGCGACGATATGCCGCCGGCAAACCTTTGGATCGCTGATAAATGCTCGGTCGTTTCTAGCCTGGTGGAGGTCGACCAAGAGCCTGAGCTATTCGCCGACTACTCGCACCTCACCGAACGCACCGAATTGGTAGATGGCCGGTTTCCAAACTGGCGCCGGGTGATGCCGTGCACCAGCAAGCCCCTGGAGAACAAAATGCCCTGCCTCAATGGCGAATACCTCGAAGCCTTCAACAAGATCGGGATGATGCTCTCCGGTCAAAAAAGATTCGGCGGCGGTGGCATTCATCTCGAGGCGAGCCAGGACGACGCGTCCGTGGTTGTCAGGTTCGGCAGCCAAGATCTGGTGAATAAGTTCTTAGGCGTGGTCATGCCAATGCGCAGCGAAAAGATCGAAACAATACTTCCGGCCTGGGCCATGTCCGAGGCTGAAGCTGAGCGGAAGAAAGAGGCGGAATCCCCGAAAGCGGCCTGACCCTCCCCATACCTTCACCTATCACGCTGAACGCCTCGGCAGGCGGGCGGCTGTCTGGAGCATCCGCTAATTCCTTATGGATCAGCTAACCAGCGTGATGGCTTCCACGATTTGGTCGACAGCATTTTGGGATTCACTTACCAATTCGGGACCCACAAATCTGTACGCGGAACCTGACTTGATGCCCTGCTTCGCAAAATCGGCACTGACCGCCAGATCGCCTCCAGATATGTGCAATTCAGTGAGCAGAGCAAGGGTCGCCTGCTCAATAGCTGTGACGTTTTCGACGGGACTAAACATTAACATTTCCTTTGCCCGGCCGAATGCCGGGGCCCATCTATACGCTAACGCACCCCCATTGAATACCCATTGAATAAGCATAGGCCGCACACATTAGGATCGAATGACTGGCGCCATGATGACTGTGAAGCTGCCTGAGAGATGCTTCCTGAGCAATGCGGGCATTTCGTAACTGAAATTTATTACCCAAAACCCGTCTACTCGTCGTGATGAAGACTGACGGTAGAGGGCCACTTCTTCCTCTGAAACTCCGATACGTGCAGAAACCTCCGCATTGGTCGGCATGCTTTTCATTGGCGTAACGCTCGCCGACGGGATGCCGGACCACACTCTTACTTCTTGAAACATTAAATAGCTACCTCCGAGCGACGGAGGGGCGTCTGCAATGGAGATTGCCATGAAGGTCGAGACCTCGAGCGTTACCAAGCTGTACATCACAGGCGCCGCGAACCTGGACCCCATCACGGTCTTCCTCGAAGACCTCGAGCCCAAGCGCGGCAAAATCACCGTCAGCTGCTGGGGAAAAAGCTGGACGGCACTCTGGGGCGGAATGTGGGACGGCATGACCGTAGGCCAGTTCTTCCGCGAGCTCAGTGCGAGCTACATCATCGGCTATTTCGATTCGCAGATGCGCTCCAGGCAGTTCAGTGGCGAAGCACTTGCCGACAAAGCGCGGCGCCAGGTTCTGAAGGAGCGCAGAACATTCTGCTATGGCCGGGACGAAGCGCGCGAGCTTTACGACGAGGCCGGAGATCTGCGGGATTCGCCGTCCATCGACCACCTGCACGGCGCGCATAGCGAGCTGATGCACAGGCTGTTCGGTGATGAGTGGTGGCACTTAGCGGCGGACAACGACGCCACGGAGCCCAACCCTGACTACGACTACCTCGAACGCATCATTGCCGCGGTGCAGCAGGCCTTGGCCGAGCCGGACACCGCAGCCGCCTAACCCTCCCCCCACCTTCACCTCATCACGCTGAACGCCTTGGCAGGCGGGCGGCTGTCTGGAATTCATCATGACCACAGCAATTGATTTGTTCGCCGGGCTCGGCGGATGGTCTACCGGCGCCCGCGATGCGGGTATCGAGGTCCTCTGGGCCGCCAACCACTGGCCCGTCGCGGTCGAGTGGCACAGCGCCAATCACCCGGACACCCTGCACGTCTGCCAGGACCTGCACCAGGCCCAATGGGAGAACGTGCCAGCCCACGACCTGTTGCTGGCCTCGCCCTGCTGTCAGGGCCACTCGAAAGCCCGAGGCAAGTCATCGGGCAACCCACAGCACGATTCTTCGCGCTCGACGGCTTGGGCGGTAGTGTCTGCGCTGGAGTTTCATCGGCCTGAAGGTGGGGTGGTCGAGAACGTGCCCGAGTTCGTGGAATGGGCCCTATATCCGGCCTGGGTCGCTGCCATTCAGGCGCTGGGCTACCAAGTCGCGCCGCATATCGTGGACTGCGCTGACCTCGGCGTGCCGCAGCACCGGGTTCGATTGTTCCTGGTGCTGACCCGCAGCAAGGCGCCGCTGATGCTCGAGCTGCACAAGCGCCAGCACGTGCCCGCATCGAGCTTCCTCGATTTCGGAGGTGGCAAGTGGTCCGCGATTGACAAGCCCGGCCGTGCTCAGGCGACTTTGGATCGGGTGGCCAACGGCCGGGGCCGCTTCGGCGATCAGTTCATCATGCCTTACTACGGCAAAGGCTCAGGCCTCACCGGGCGCGACATGGCTCGGCCGATCGGCACCATCACCACTCTGGACCGCTGGGCCCTGGTGCGCGGCGACGAGATGAGGATGCTCAGCGCCAACGAAGCGCTGGCCGCCCAGTCATTCCCCGCTGACACCCTGCGTCCGGACAACCATCGCCTGACCATGCACATGGCCGGGAATGCTGTGCCGCCGCTTGCCGGCCAGCGAATAAACGAAGCACTTATGGAGGCAGCATGACGATTTTCATCAAAACCTTCATAGGCGAAAGCACGTTCGATGCATATCACGAAGCATGCGCCTGGCTCGGCCAGAACGGCTACAGCCACGGGCCTACGTCCATCGACGGGCCGGTGGCAATCTTCAAGGGCAACTGCGCCGTCAGCAAGTGGCGAAACCTAAGCGCCAAAGAGCGCAAAGCCGTAGACGGTCTTCTGGACGGCGATACACGCAACGGTCCGATCACGGTTCGTTTGAAGCTCGCGCCAGAGTCGGAGGCAGCATGACCGTCCTCACCGCGCAAATCCTCACGGTCTGGCTCTGCCTTCAGCTTCCCCTCGGCATGATCCTCGGCCGCTTGATCGCAAGCGCCGACGTCATCGCCAAGTAACCCCTTCCCCCCCATCTATGCAGCCTGCCGGTGATCGGCGGGCCGGAGATTGCTATGCCTCATAACACTACCCCGCGCCCTTGGACTGTCCATCACCGCATGACCGACTGCGTCACCTTCGAAGGCCGGCTCGGACAGGAAAACCTTTTTATTCAGAACCTGGACGGATATTTCGCATGCCAGAACCCAGACGACGCCAAGCTTATTGCGGCGGCGCCCGAACTGCTGGAGGCGCTCAAGGGTGTTCTCAAGCGCTGCGAGGGCATGGGCTATGTAGGAGTCGATGGCCAGTACCTGAAAGTGGTACGAGCTGCGATCGCCAAAGCCACCGAATAACCCCTTCAGCCGTCAAGCGCGGCACGGAGCAACACATGGCAAACGTCACTGCGGCGAAGGCTACGGCCATCGCGCCCAGGTTCATCCGCTTTGGCGATGCGCCTGGCTACCTCGGCATGTGCCGGGACGAATTCAACAAGACCGTTCGCCCATTCGTGCGCGAATTTCCCATCGGCAAACAAGGCGTGGCTTTCTGCCGACTTGAGCTGGACGAGTGGGCAGATTCCTACATCCAGGCCAAGTCGATTGAAAAAGCCGCCAATCAGGACAACAATCGGCCCCGCAGCGGGCGCCAAGGAGTGAACACATGGCGCGAAAAGCGATTACCGGTCTCTACGAAAAAGGTGGGGTCTGGCAAATCGACAAGGTCTACCGGGGAGAGCGCATTCGAGAAAGCACTGGAACTGGTGACCGGGAAGAGGCAGAGCAATACTTGATCCACATGCTG